ATTATCAGAATTAGCTGTATTTGTTATTTTTATTGGTGCTGTTGTAGCAGTTGTACTATTATTTTGTTGAAATGTATTTTGATAAGGTGCTAAAAATATATTATCTGTATTTAACTGTGCATAGTTAGCCTCAATGAATGCAGTTGTCTGAGTTGTGTCATCTCCAAAGGTTACACCACTGGCGAATTTTTGAACATATGGCGAAAGAAAAGTATTATCTGTATTTAACTGTGCATAATTAGCCTCAATAAATGCAGTAGATTGAACCGTAGAATCTGAAAAGGTTAAATCTCCTAATCCAATAATAATTCCATTATTAAAAGTTGCCGTATCGGAAAATGTTGCTGGCTTTTGTGCTGTAAATACACCAGCCACAGTAGCATCTCCCATTGTCTCAGCACCTTGAGCGGCTGGAAATTGTAAATAGTTTTGAGCCAAATATTGCTGATCGACTGGGGCATTCGGATTAGTCCAGTCATCTGGATTATACCCACCATTTGCATTTGCTGGTGGTGGTTCAGCTGACATTATTTATTTTTGACAATAATAAATATATTTATATATAATACATATTATATTTTTTGTAAAATATATTATCATGCCCCCTAAAAAATCAAAATCTGAAGGTAGTGGCTCAAAGCCAACTGGAGAACTTGTAAACTGGTATGAACATATGCCAAAGAAATTCATTCGAAAGTATCATAACCCACATTTTGATGTGCATCATATTTCTATCCCCTTCCGCTGTTGTATAATAGGTCGCAGTGGTGCAGGTAAGACACAAACATTGATGAACCTAATAAAGACCATGGCGGATACTTTTGAAAAAATATACATCATTACTAAAAATAGCGATGAGCCAATTTATAACTGGGTAAAAGATAAATTTAAAGATACAAAAGAAATTGAAGTACTCGAAGGGGTTGAAAATATTCCAGACATTGATAAATTAGATAAAGAAAAACAGTCTTTAATTGTGTTTGATGATTTAGTAAATGAAAGAAATCAGAAGCCTATGGAATCATATTTTTTAAGAGCAAGAAAGAAAAATGCGAGTATGATTTATATCAGTCAAGATTATTATTCTATTCCTAAAATGATTAGAAACAATATGACATACTTAATTATTAAACAAGTTTCAAGTATGAAAAATTTAACTATGATTGCCAGAGAATTTTCTTTAGGTTTAGATAAAAAGAAACTGACTGAGATATATCAGCATGCGACCGCAGAAGTTCCAAGTTTTTTAATGATAGATTTAGAAGGTGAGCCCAAATATAGGTTTAGAAAGAATTTTACCGAGTATTATGAAGTCCCAGAAGATGACAACAATTAATTTAATTGTATATTTTTTTCAAGTGTTTAATATAATCATAAATTATTTTTTTTATAAAAATGGCTAAAGAATTAAAAGTTGATGAAAGAATTTTGAGAGACCAGATAATCAGAAAATCTGCAGTCGATAATATGACAAACATAGCAAAGCAGAGAGAAGATTTAAAGCAAGGTATTATGCCAGTTGCACCAATTCCCAAATCTGCAACTGATATAGCAGAAGATAGGACTGTACAATCAAGTGAAGCAGTTCAAAACTTAATTGATCTTGGATTTAGTGGAAAGGATGCACAAGAGATTGCAAACACATTGACACACCAAGAAAGGGTTGCATTTAATAGGGCATACCCACAAATAAAATCCGATTTCAATTCTCGATTTAAGATTTCAAATGCAACCCCTGCATTTTTTATTGAATATTTAAAAAAATATTTAGAAGTGTTGAAGGCATCAAGTGGTGTCCCAAGCAATTTGGGATATGTGCAGGACAATGTAGTTACTACCACAAATGATTTAGTAAGTTTAGTTTTATCATCTGAAATAATTGGAATGCTTCAAAATAAATTAAGAGCATCGCTTGGTATGCCAATTGGTTCACCATTAGATGTAGTAATGGATGAGTTAGTTGCACTTTTGCCAAATACCGATTTCTTTAAATCCATGAATTTGGCTCTTGCTGATGACCCTGTATATGGGTATAAAGCAATACAAAAAACACTCGCCGTTACAAAGCCATTACCAAACCCAAAAGTATTGGATGAAATAGTGAAAGACCGCTCTTCGTCAAATTCTCAAAAAATAGCAACCATATTATCTAAAATTGGGACACTTACCCCATCACTTAAACGACAATTAAGGGCATTAACAAATGAATTGGCTATGCGATACCCACCAGCACCACCGCCCCCACCAATTGTAACACCCCCTACAGGTTCAGCAGATGTTGTCGCATTTATATCAGATGTTCAAGCATTACCAGTTGGGCTTACTGGGGTTGGTAAAGAGTTCATTTCCAAAAATTCCAAAAAATCTGTTCCATTGTGTACGGTGGATGGTGTAAAATTTTATTTATTCTTTTACGATAAAGGCGGAGATAAATATGGTGTACTTAGAATATTAAATGATGCACCATTGGACGGTGAAATTATTAAGGATAAATTAATATATACAACACTTGAACCATTTATTGTTGGAACTGTAGCCAGTGGGGCAGGTGGGATAACTGATGATTTTACAGTCCCATTTGACACATATTTAGCGAGAAGGGGTGCTATTAAAAGTGGGGCTACATTTAAAGATTATGTTAAAAGTTCTGGGGTTTCAGTTGCGGTAGATGGTAAAAGAATCGCAGGGTCTGGGATTAAAAAGAAGAAAACATCAAAATCTGCGACTTCTAATACTGGCTTAAAACCAATTAAATTGGGTAAAGGATTTGAAGATAGAAATGACCCATATAAAATATACGACGAAGAATTAAAATTAACCCCCATTAGTGTGGGAACTGTCATAACTAAAAAAACACCTAAGCCAAAATCACATACAGTATCTGAAGGGGTAGAAGGTAATGAATACGAACAGTTTGATGACAAGGCAAATAGATATATCGCATTTGGTAAATATGCTATTAATATGAGGCAATTGAAAAAAGGTGTATTACAAATTGTTTATAAAAGTTTAGCCCCCAATCCATCATTTCCATCAAAAAAAATAGGCAGTGAATTACAACAATATTTATTTGAATTACTAACAAATAAAAAATCATTACCAGCATTATATAAGCATGTTTCTGAAGAAGAAAAAAAGATGTTTGAAAAGTTAGCCATCTTTGCTGGTGTATTTGATAAACTAAATTTACCAAGAATGAATTCATTAGAGGATGAGAAAAAAGAAATGGATAGATTCAAATTATTACACGGTGAATTTATTGCAGGTAATGACAATACTGGCATCGTCAGAGAATTGCGGAATTTAATATTAAAGTTTTTAGCAGAAAATAGAATAAGTAAGGCAAAGGCATATGAATATCTTTTAGAACTCAATAATGCCTAAGCCATAAGTCATTTAACTCAGCTACATTTTTTTGCAAATCTGTGGATTTACCCCAAAGAAGAGCCATGCTTAGTAGTGCAGGGGAAGGGATTAAATTATCAATTAATGCTCGTTCTCCTTTCCCTTTAATATGTCTCGCCCAATATGCAAATCTTTTTTGCTTGTCGTGGTGATCTAAATAAGTTCCATATTTTGGGTCTTTCAATCCGAAATCTATTTTTTTTCCATCATCAAATATGGCTCTATATCTTTTACCCTTTCTTGGGCTGTCAATAATTTCTATTATTTTCATTCCAACTTAATATATAAGCCTTTTGAAAAAGGCTTTACCCAAAACTTATTATTTATTATTTTACAAAACAATATAATCTTATATATATATAATCATAAATATAATCTTTTTTGATCAGGTTTTTTTAGTTCGAAGAGAGTTTACGAAGTAAACACATCGCAGAACGGTAAAAAGCGAAATGAAAACACTAATTTTGAACAGTGCAAATATTCTCCCAAACACTAATAACTCAAACCTTGTGTATAGATTTCCAACATCTTTGGTTTTACAGGCTGGGCAGAAGTTAGCATTAACTTCTTTTTCTATGTATTATAGTACATTTAACATTACCGCAGCATATCAAAATAATGTTTTACAATATATTTGGTTTGATGGTATAACTTATACGATTACTATCCCAGATGGATTTTATGATATTGTATCTCTAAATAATTACATACATTCTGTTATGGTTACGAATTTGCATTATTGTCTGCAGGCAAGTAATGGATATTATGTATATTTTTTAACCATCACAACAAATACAACATATTATGCAGTGTCATTAAACACATTTGGCCTAAATCAAACATTAGCAACCGCAAATGGATGGACAAAGCCAGATGGTTCAACTTGGACAATTCCAACTATTACGACCCAATATATTTATCCTATGTTTTTTATTCCAAATAATGGATTTCAAGACATCGTAGGTTTATCGACTGGATATTATCCATTAGGTACTGCTGAAGCTACTATTACCGCAGGCACACAACCAAGCACGGCAAATGCACCATATGGAAAGACTTCAACTGTTTCATTCTTATCAACTTACACACCACAAGTTTCACCAGTTGCAAGTTACACAATAACATGCTCACTTATAAATAATAAATATAGCATTCCTAATAGTTTGTTATATTCTTTTGGTATTCCAGCATCTGCGACATTCGGTTCATACTTTACAATTCAACCACCGCAGATGTCATTCATTGATGTCTTAGAAGGTAACTATAATGAATTTGTTGTTCAAATATTAGACCAGAATCAGAGACCAGTTGCAATTGAAGATCCAACGATTGTAATTTTATTAAACATTTCAGACCCTTCAGAGCATGGAATTATGAAATAGGGGTCTTACCCAAGCAAAACCCATTTAATATTTTTTTTACACAATATAATTATATTAATATATAACTACTTTTTTGGTCAGGTTTTTGGAGTTTGAAAAAATCGAAGATTTTGTAAAACGGTAAAAAGCGATATGCGATTAAAAATTCATCCAATGTTACAAGGCTCAACAAGAACCACATTAAGACATCCAAGAAGGGCATATATGAATATGGATAATAATATTATCCCAGAAGTATATGGTGGTGCTGTATCAAAAGCATCTCATGGAGACTCCGTAAAAAGGGCGACCGAAAAATTAAAACATCTATCAATTAAAAAATCCAGACCAATGAAGAAATACATTTCATTTGAATAAATGACATTGCATAGTCATCGCTTTTTTAGTGCGATAATTAATTATTTTTTTTGAAAGTATCTATCTATTAATATAATAAACATTATTTTCACATCGTAAATTTTGAATAAGATAATTTGAAAATGGGCGACCACTTGATATATGAAGATGCCGTATCTACTGAACTCTACACCACCTCTGAATTCACCCAGAAACAATACTTGTATGTGAATGACAACAACAATGGGTCATATAGTTCACAAATCGTACTTGATACTACAAGTTTAAGCAACTCTGGATACTGGATTGGGTGGTCTGAGGCCTTTATTTTAATGCCATTGGTTTTACAATTTGAGGCAACTGGAACTGCAAGGGTACCATTGACCCCAAATGTAGCAACTGCAACGGCCACTTGTTTGGATTGGGTTGCTGGTATGAAAAATGGATATTGGCAAATGATTCATTCAATGACTGTTGAATTTAATAATAGAAATGTAGTACAGCAGGTACCATTTTTAAATGTATTTTGTAGTTTTAAGGCTTTGACAAGTTGGTCTGATGCCGATTTAAGAAACTGGGGAGCCATTTGTGGGTTTTACCCAGACACAGCAGATAGTTGGTTATATAATAATATTTCCAATACTACTAATAATGTTAATGCAAGAACCCAAAATATGTTGGGTTCATCAGGAACAGGGGTTTGTAATAACAGAAATTGCCCATATGTAAATGTAAATGTATTATTATCCGCTTATGGTACTTGGGCAAATGTTGCAAATTCTGGTACAGCCCCACTTGCCATCAATGTTTCAACTAAATGCACTTCTCCTAATGCAACTGTTAGACAAACATTTAATAACGGTTTACAACAAAGACAGTCTTGGATTAATTTTAACCCAGTGCCATATGGTATCGCCCCACAAGCATTGGGACAGCCATACCCAGCATTAGCAAATCCAGCATCATATACCCCAGTATACAATGCTGTTGGTGATACTGGAGAGGGCTATATTGGTGCAACCACTAATCAATTTGTAAGCACTAACCAGCAAGGGATTATGCCAGTAGCCACATATGAAACTGTATTCCAGTCATATATTACATCATATACTATAGCAGGTACCCCACTCGCAACAGGTAGATCAATTGAAATTCCAGCAGTCGTTAGATTAAAAGATGTTTGCAATTTCTTTGAGAAAATCCCACTATTAAAAGGATCTACAATGAGAATTTATTTGAATACAAATCAATCATATTTTTCCGCCGAATATATCAACGGTCAAATTGACAGTGTTGCTGGTAATGCTGGTAATGAAGGAACTGTAACAGAAGTGTCGTACTCAGCAATTAACTTGACAACTGCCCCATATATTTTGGGAGGTGGTGCCACCAATCCTATTATGTTGGCCTCAAGTGATTTGGGTCAGGGTGGATATAATATTAACCCAATAACCGCTATTGATAGTAATACTAATGCAACGGGAGGAAATCCAAGAATCGCAACCGCCATTCCAGTTAATGTTGGAATTTCTATCGCCAAAACACAATTTAATCAACTAACTCAACAATCAACAGCAATTACACAAGTAAGATTATATGCCCCAGCATTTCAAATGAATCCTTTGGCAGAAACCAGATTCCTTGAATTAACACCAACAAAGAAAATACTATATAATGATATCTTCCAATTCTATTTCCCAAATCAACAAGCAAATGCAAATATCAACATATTGGTTAGTAACGGTATTCCTAATATTAAGTCCGTAATAGTCGTACCATTTTTAACCGCAACAGGAACTTCAGCAAATGGAGCAACAGTACCAACTGCATATCAATCGGCAAACAATGGTGGTGGTAATGTCGCAGTTGGATCTGTTCCAATTATTACATCAACTCTACTATCACCATTTTCTACCGCTGGTGCAACTCCAGACCCAATCATCCTCAGCAACTTCCAAATTCTTATTTCTGGCACTACTTTATTCCAACAGCAATTGCAATATGGATATGAAGAGTTTTATGAACAGATGGTATCTATTAACCAACTAAATGGAAGTCTAACAACTGGACTTGGTTCTGGATTGATTGGCTACAAAGAATGGCAATATTTATACAGATACTATGTGGGCAATGCTTCAAGAATTATACCAAGTGAAGAGGGTATGGCAAGAAGTGTCCAAATTCAATGCATTAATAAATCAGCAGTCGCTATTGACCTTATGGTCTTTGTAGAGTACGAAAAGAGTATTACAATCAATATGGCAACTGGTCAAGAAATTGCTTAAATCGAATTGCATATAAGCCTTTGCAAAAGGCTTTACCCAAAGCGACCGTATGCAATCGTAATAAATATTTAATTTGAAAATAATTATAATCTAATAAATATAATAACCCTATTTTTTTTACCTATTAAATTTACACTCAGTGTCAAGACTTACAAAGTCCATTCACAGAATGCATTCAGTTCCAATGGAATTAGACCACGATGAAGTGGAAGCCCTTTCAATGGGATTGGGTATCTCAATTAATCCACATCATTTAAAACATACAGGAAAACACATTGTTGTATTGCATCCAACCACATTAAAAAAAATGATGGCCAATCATAGTAAGGGCAGACATCATCTATTAAAGTTTAAGAAAGGAGAAGGATTTTGGGATTCTCTGAAAAGAGGTGTAAGGCATGTCGCCCATACAGTTGCACACCATGCAAAGCCAATTATTAAAGAGAGGCTACCAGCAATGGCAAAACAAGCAGGTAAATATGCTGGAACTGCATTAGGAAAAATGTTAGCAGAAAAATATGACCTTGATCCAGCGATGACTGAAAAATATGGAAGTATGGCTGGTGAATATTTAGGAGAAAAGGGGGGTGAACATTTGGCTCATAATATGGGAGAGGGGCTTAGACATCATAAACATTTAAGAATGCACGGAGGTGCTGTAAGAACTCATAGTCGTCATATTGTAGCCCCACCAGAAGCTTCAGGTGTTATCCAATTAGGCTCACCTTATGCAAGAGTTGATTCTCCACAAATGAATCCATTCTTTAGTAATGTTAATCAGAACGGAGGAAACAACCCACTTGGAAAAGTTCATAGAACTATGAGCGGTGGCAGTTTTGCTCCTGCAGGAGGTGGAGGCCTTCACCATCGTCATCACCATAAATATGTATCACTTTAAACAGAAATTCTATGAATTATCCGACCCAAAATTTAATTTAATGCAAAATAAAATATAATGTATAATATATAAAAGATAAAATGATGACCAATATTGATTTAGAAAATATGGCGGACAAATTAAGTCTTCCAATAGTTGGAGTATTTAGTAAAGATGAGTTAGTAAATGGACATAGGCCAAGACAAGTAGGAAGTTATTATATCAATATGCAGGATAGCACTAAAGGCAACGGCACACATTGGGTATTTGCAAAGATATTTGAAAGTGGACACGGTCTATATTTTGATAGTTTTGGATTTTCGCCACCGATAGCAGTACAAGAATTTCTTAAACCATTTAAACCTTATGCTGTAAATAATAGAGATATACAAGATTATTATTCTGAGAACTGTGGTAGATTTTGTTTGCTGTGTGATTATCATACCCCACAATATGACGACTATCATAAGTATTTAGAATTATGGAGTGATGACAAAAAGCGGAATGATAAAATATTAAATGAATTATTACAAGCCATTGCATAGGCATCGCCTATTATTTTTGGTAAAACTTTTTTTAAAAGGTTTAATATACATAACTAAAATGTCAATCATACAATCTGTACTATTCAATAAAAATTTAAACACATTTGATGAGAGCTATAAATGGTTATTAGAACATGACTTCAAAACATATAAATGCGACATTACCGAAAACTACTACAGATGGAGACAAGTTGATCCTAAGAAAAATTCTGCATTTAGATTAAAAACAATTGACGAGAAAAGGCAAATAAAATTTGTAATGGAATATCCAAAACAAAAAAGCCAACCCCAAACATATAAACATAATTATGGTCGTCGAGTATAATTAATTTAATTTATTTTTTTTTTAATCTTATTTATATAAACAAAATTTTTATATTAAACATTTGAAATTATTAATATATAAAAAAACATTTTCAAAATGATGAAACAAGAAATCAAAGATTCTATTTCAGAGAACCGCAAAAAAGATAGGCCTCTTTCTGATAAATCTGTAACGGCATATGTTTCAACATTATCATCTTTATATAAAAAGATATTCGGAGAAGATGATTTTGATATCGCAAATTTTAATAAGTATATTGAAATTCTTGGATATTTAGATGATATTCCATACAACAAAAGAAAAACAATTTTGGCATCACTTCTTACTGTCACCACAGATAAGACCGCATATGATAAATATCATAAGGCAATGATGGAAGACACAAAAGAATATGATAAAGAAATGGAGCAAAATTTAATGACTGATAAATATGAAGAGAATTGGATTACTGGAGACGAGATTGGCGAAAAAGGAATTCCACTAAAAGAAAGATGGGATGAATTAATTAATAGGCCAGATAAGACCCCATCAGATAAACAAGAATTGCAACAGTATTTATTATATGCTTTAACAAGTGGCAAAAAAAATATATTACCAAGAAGACTTTTAGATTGGACAGAAATGAAAGTTGAAACTCATGATGCCAGAGCAAAAGTAAAACCAGATTACAATATATATGACCCTAAGAAAAAGCAATTCTATTTTTACAGATATAAGACTGACAAATCTTTTAACAGGCAAATTATTAAGCCATCATTAGAATTAAAAAAAGATTTAGCACTATGGATTAAAAATAAGCCAGAGAGTGTATATTTATTTACTGATAGAAACAATTCTAAATTATCACCAGTGACTCTAAATCAAAGACTAAACAAAATATATGGAGATCATAAATCTATTAATTCAATTAGACATTCATTTATAACTGAAAAATATAAAGGCGAAGAAATGCCAAGCATTAAAGAATTAAAAGAGAATGCAACTAAAATGGCACATTCTGGATTAACCCATTTAAAATATATTAAGAGAAAAAAATAAAATGATTAATATATAGAGATATTTTTTTTTATGGCTCAGGAATTATCAGAGGTATTTTGGTCATTCTTAATTTCAAGTTGTGTTGGTTTATTATTAGCGATATGTAGGCTATGTTATAAAAGTAAATGCAAGGAGGTTAATTTTGGTTGTATAAAAATTATAAGAGACACACAGGGCGAAGAAGAGATTGATGCACGGCAACAAACTATACAACAAAATAATAGTGAACCAGAAAGCCCAAGAAGTGAAAGGGTTTAAACAGTTGTAAATGCCTCCGACCAATTGCACTTTTTTTTCATTTCGGTTAAATCCTCATCATCTGGTAATTCTAAAACCACTTTACCAAATATCTCAGGCTTAAATATCCTTCTCTTTTCTTGATTATATAAAATAGCAGAGTCCTCATCAAAGGTATTTAATAAACTCTTTAAAGTGCTTTCAAGATTTGGAATTAATTCCGTTATCTCTCTATGTATATATGGGAAATCAATTTCAGTATACATTTTTATTTCGTATAGCCTCTTAATAGTTATAACTATTCCTTTTTTAGGGTCATCAGGTTGGAACGATTTATCTAAGTCTTCTTTAGGAATTATTTCTGCAGTGTGTAGCATGCTAATAAAATGAGTAAATGCTGTAAAGCAAATAGTAAAAAATAATGACATTCTAAATACAGAACGACCTTTCTCTATATCAGATTCATTTTCATCTTGAAATATTTGAGTCTGTCTTTCGACATCCATATTAATAATATCAAAACCGCTTGGACTAATAAGATTAATATTGACATAATCAAAAATAGCAATACATAAATTAATAAGGCATTTAGTATTTGTTGGATCTGATAAATAACCATTATAGATATTTTGGATGTTGTCTAATTGAATTGATAAATTTTCCACACAATTATTTTCACTCATATTTTTTTTGTATATATTAATATAAATATATTTTATCAAATGAAAAATAAATATTTAGGATTTTATGCTGGATTTATTGTGTTTGCCTTACCAGTAATAATAGGCGATTTATACAGAGACTATAAGATAAGAAGAAAATTAAAAAGTATGTAAATAATAATTTAGGACAAGATTTTTTTTTGAAACATTAAATTTTAACAAACAATAATGGCTATATGTCAATATCAAATCAAATAAACCAAGTGTATATATGTTTAGGACAAGAGGAC